CTCGCTCATGGCGTCAGAGAACTTCCCGCGCGTGCCGTACACGTCGAGAGCTTCCTTCTTTAGTTCGCGCACCACGTCAGCGGTGGTCAGGGGCGCGTCATCCACGGCGTCGATACTAGCCGTTCCCGTTGCAATAAACGTGGTCGAAGCGGCTTTTTGGGTCTTCGTCATATCCCGTCAGAGGCGCCGGATACCCGCCTGATACAAACTGATCGCCAAAAAGTTCACAAATATGGCCACATGGGGTTGCGAAGTTGCCATATGGGTGTCTACGCTTAGGTCATGGCAACCGACACACTCCTCGCAGACGGCGAAGCAGCCGCGCGAGTCTTGCGGGTCCTCGAGACCGAGGGACGCAAGTTCACATGGTTGGCCGAAGCGTCCGGTATCGCACGGTCGACGCTCCGTCACCAGCTCAAGGTCAAGCCTGAAGCGCTGACCGTACGGAACCTCCTCCGCATCGCGGGCGCACTCGACCGGCCCGTTGAGGCAATCATCGGGGAGCCTGCATGAGCGGCCCGGTTCTCACGTCGAAGGCGGCGGCCGAGTACTGCGGTATGGCAGTGCAGACGCTGTACAACCTGATCTCGCAGGGTGCTGGCCCGAAGCATTACAAGCAGGGCAAGCGGAACGCGTTCTACGCGACCGACCTGGATGACTGGAACCAGGCCCGCCTGATCCCCGCCGACACCGAGCGGGAGGTGGCGTGATGTTCCGGGCGTTGAATGCGATCGCTGGAGGGTTCCTGTTCTTCTTCGGCGCCGCCCTTGTGTGTTTCGGGGTGGACGGGGTGGTGCCGCTTGGTGTCGGCGCGATCCTCCTGTTCGTGGATCTGCTGGTTGAGACGAGGGCGGTGCGTCATGACCCGATGGACTGACTCCTGGGATTGGGAGTTCGACCGTGACTTCGGTGGCGAGACGTTCGCGTCCGTCGAGGTGCAGGCCAAAGCGCTCGAGAAGCGCGGCTACTGGTCTCCGTCGTGGGAGTCGGGTACAGCGCACCTGTGGGTGCACGAGGGCTCCGGGATCGTGACGGCCGACCCGCTCGGGTTCGCTGAGTGGGTGCGCGAACTCAAGGGGGGTGCGTGATGAGTGAGCGTGAGTTCGCGTTTGGTCAACTCCTCGCGACCCTTGGCCCGTTGGGTGAGGTTGAGCAGGATTTCGCGCAGTGCGTGTTCAACGCCGGGTGGGACGCGAACGGGGAGGCCGGCTGATGGAACAGAACATCGTCTACGTGCTGACCCTCAGCGGCACCGTACTTGGCGTCTACTCCGACCACGCCACCGCAGAGCGTACGCGCCTCTTCAAGATCCATGAGACCAAGCAGCGGGACGCGCGGGTTTGGCAGTGCGTCGTGAGATCGACGGAGGGCTTCTGATGATTCCGTCGCGTCCTGTTCCGGACATCCTCACAGAAGACCCGGCACTCCCCACGGACATCCCAGAGCTCGAGTAACCCGCTCGTCTCACCGGCCCCCGTCGCAGTCACACGCGACCCGGGCACTATCCGGCGCGCCCGGAGAACAACTTCACATACCTCCCCGCACGGCGAACGAATCGTCAATGCGGCGGGAACCCCCGGAGTGGGGTGGCGGAAGCACCGAAGGGTGGCTCGAGTCAGAGGGATTCAAAAGTGGGCAATGGAGTTAGCGGCCGGTCGTGGGTCGTGGGACTTGTCGAAGAAACAGGATTCACCGTTACGGCGGGTGTTCGCAGTGTGGCCGCGAGATACGCGGTGAAGCGAACGATTGCGTTGAGGGGATAGCGCCCCGGCACGCACCTCGGACTCTTTCGAAGGGGTCACATCTGGTCAGAGCCTGCTACGGCCGCTCTGATACATCAATTTTGCGAATCGGTGACAACGGGGTTGGCACCGGACAGAGGGCGCGCGGGGCGCGCACCTGTCCAACCCTGATCTGCGTGCAGCCGTGCACGTTGACGTTCTCATTGCCCGTTACCGGACGGGGAGGACAGGAGAAGCCGATTCGCCGCGCGGCGTAGCAGACACCGGGGGAGCGAGTCCCCGGCGCGCACCAACCAACAGAAGGGGACGACATGTCCGAAGAGAAGAAGACCGTCGTCGCCTACAAGGGCTTCGACCAGAACATGCAGTGCCGCGGGTTCCAGTACGCCGAGGGTGAGACGTACGTTCACGAGGGGCCGGTGGAAGCCTGTTCCTCCGGGTTCCACGCCGTCACCATGCCGCTCGATGTGCTCCGCTACTACAAGCCCAACTCGTCCCAGTACCACCTTGTGGAACTGACTGACGCTGTCGGTGAGGAGGGTGGCGACTCGAAGGTAGCGGGACGCACGATCAAGATCGGCGCGAAGCTCGACCTTACCGGGCTCATCAAGGCTCAGGTCGATTTTGTCTTCAAGAACGCCAAGCCGGTTGCCGGCGCGACGTCGAAGAAGGCGAACGCTGCGGTCAAGGCTGAGGTGCCGAACGGTGCCGCGACTGCCAGTGGGTACTACGGTGCCGCGACTGCCAGTGGGGACTCCGGTGCCGCGACTGCCAGTGGGTACTACGGTGCCGCGACTGCCAGTGGGGACTACGGTGCCGCGACTGCCAGTGGGTACTACGGTGCCGCGACTGCCAGTGGGTACTCCGGTGCCGCGACTGCCAGTGGGTACTACGGTGCCGCGACTGCCAGTGGGGACTACGGTGCCGCGACTGCCAGTGGGTACTCCGGTGCCGCGACTGCCAGTGGGGACTCCGGTGCCGCGACTGCCAGTGGGTACTCCGGTGCCGCGACTGCCAGTGGGGACTCCGGTGCCGCGACTGCCAGTGGGTACTACGGTGCCGCGACTGCCAGTGGGTACTCCGGTGCCGCGACTGCCAGTGGGTACTACGGTGCCGCGACTGCCAGTGGGTACTCCGGTGCCGCGACTGCCAGTGGGTACTACGGTGCCGCGACTGCCAGTGGGGACAAGTCAGCTGCTTCCGCAACGGGCTACGCGGGACGAGCACGCGGAAAGGTCGGCACCGCGATCCTGCTGGTAGAGCGTGACGACGACTGGAACATCACCGCTGCGGCGGGCGTCGTGGTCGACGGCAAGAAGATCAAGGCCGACACGTGGTACACGCTGCGTGGCGGGAAGGTCGTCGAGGTCTGACCCCCGCTGTGTTCGGCGGGAACCCTAAACGAACACACCTCCCAGCGGGGCCGGTCTTCACTACTCCGGAGACCGGCCCCACCCACACCCAATGGAGGCCGTCATGGGCACGGATTACAGGCGGAAGGCGAAACACCTCCGCTACACATCAAACGCGTTCTTCACCCTCGCCTGTCTAACCGTGATCCTGGCTGTCGCGTTCACGGCCACCGGGCAGGTGTGGCTGGGGCTTGCGGTCGCCACAGCCACAGTGGTCCTCATTCTGGCTGGGGCGGTTATCGAGTTGGAATCGCGCCGGTTCGCATGGCTCGGTAAGTCTCAGTCCCGTATGACCGCATGGAACCGGAGGGCGTCATGAGCGCAGTCGATGATGCCCGCGCGGTTCTTGCGCGGTACGACGCATTCGCGTTGCAGGAACTCGAAGAGACGGATTACGCGATCGCAGATGGGCCGGTCGTCACGGCCCTCCGATCCATGGTCGCTCAGCACGACGAGGCAGTCTCCGTCATGAACGCGTACATGAACTGGTATCAGGACCACCCCGAGGACTCCTGGCGGCTCCAGCGCGACATGTGCGGCGCTCTGGGAATCCCGGAGCCGGATGAGGACGACGAGCCATGAGCCGTCGTGATCCAACCGCGTGGGTGAACGGTCGCCCCGGATGGACCCGCCACGAACGCAACCACACCCTCCACGACGCCATCCTCTACGGGCTCATAACAGCCCTCACCCTCCACGCGATCTTTACGGTCGCCTTCAGCCCTTCCCGGAGGAAGCCATGAGCTACGACATCGACGTCGGCAACGGGTCTCACAACTACACGTACAACATGAGCCAGTTCTTCAAGGACTTCCGCGTCCACCCGGTCAAGGATCTCGACGGACTCGGCTCACACGCCGCAGGAAAACGGATCGACATGGCTCTGGTCGAGATCATCCGACACGACCTGACGGAGCTGGGCGAGAAGTACAACGCACCGAACGGATGGGGCGACGTACTCACCGCGATCCGGTTCCTGTCCGATGTCCGCAAGTCGTGCTGGGACGCCAAACCCGGCGAGAAAGTGAGCGTGTCATGAATGCTGCTGAGGCTGATGACGCACTCACCGAAGCCGAGACGCACCGTGACGAAGCGGCCCGCATGTTGGAACGGGCGAAGAGTGCCGCGCATGTTGCTGAACGGAACCGTGAGTCCGCGCAGAACCATTACGACGCGATGGTTGCGTGGGTACAGCAGCGGGAACGTGTGGTGCGGGAACTGACCATCGCCAACGACGGCGGATACCACCCTACGAATGGGAGTGAAGCATGAGCAAGCGCCGCATTCTGGTCGAACTTGACAGCAACACCACAGTCACATCATCCGTCTACCTCGATGTCTTCGGGTGGGTGCGGGACCGCGAAACGAGCATGGGCGTAGGTCGGTGGCAGGACGTGGCCGAGCACGCCAATGGGAGAACAGCATGACCCGGACCTACACCGCGAAACCCGTGTGGACCTGGCGCTGTGACGAGTGCGGACACGAGGAGCGGATTGCTCGCGAGCAGAGCCTTCTGCCAGCGCCTGTCGAGATGCGGCATGTCGGCTGGTTCATCGCCAAGCGCTGGGGCGACCTCTGCCCCGAGTGCGTCATGCGCTACCCCGAGCGCACCGAACCGACCGATTCGGAGTTGTCGTGAACCGTTACGAAGCGTCGAACGGGGTGACGATCATCGAAACCCCCCAGTACGTCACCTTCCAATACCCGGGTGACCTTTGGACCGGTGTTCACCTGTCCCATCCGACTGTCACCGCACTCCGCGAATACTTCACCGCCAACCCCGAGGGGGACATGTGACCGAGTGCACATTCGATGGTTGTGCGCGTCGGGCCGTTGCGCGGGGGCTCTGCGGCGGGCACGCATGGCAACGCAAGAGGGGACACGAACTAACCCCCATCGTCCCCATCCTGGACACCGAGTGCCGGTTCGACGGATGCGCCCGCAAGCCGAACTCCCGCGGAAGGTGGGCCGGCTTCTGCCAAGCTCACGCCCGCCAGCAACGAACGACCGGAACCATGCAGTCGATCCGAGACGAGCGACCACTGCGTGACCCGTCACGGTTCTGGGATGCAGTGCAGAAGCGCGATTCCGGGTGCTGGGAATGGACGTCGAACATCTCCGCCGCCGGGTACGGGACGCTCGCGCTGGGTGACGGCAAGTACGTGTACGCACACCGCTACTCGTGGGAGCTCGTGCGGTCCCCGATATCCGCTGGACTCACCATCGACCACCTGTGCCGAAACCGAGCCTGCGTGAACCCCGACCATCTTGAGCCCGTCAGCCAAGCCGAGAACAACCGGCGCGCATGGGCACATCGAAAGGCCACAACATGATCATCCACGACATGAGTGACATTGATTATCACGGCCGGAACGAGCTCTCCAGCACCGGGGCGCGTCTCCTTCTCCCCGAGTTCGGTGGGTCGCCTGCGAAGTTCAAGTACCGGCAAGGACGCGAATACACGTCTGCCGCGTTCGACGTCGGCAAGGCAGTTCACGCTGCGGTTCTCGGGGTTGGTGCGGAAGCTGTCGCGTACCCGGATGATGTGCTCGCGTCGAACGGCGCCGCATCAACGAAAGCCGCGAAGGAGTGGGCTGACAGTGTGCGGTTCGAGGGGAAGATCCCGATGAAAGCCGCCGACATGCGACCCATCACCGGCATGTCCGAAGCGGTACTGCGTCATCCGACCGCGCGGGCGTTGTTCGAGCTTCCCGGTCACAGGGAAGTGTCCGTGTTCAGTGAGGTCGACGGGGTGAAGGTTCGGGCACGGTTCGACGCGCTCACCGACGAAACCCCCAACGGTGTGTTCGGCATCGACCTGAAAACATCCTCCGACTCCGCTGACGGGGACACGTTCACGAAGACGGTTGTGAAGTACGGGTACCACGTGCAGCAGGAGTTCTACAAGGACGCCTACCGGCCCCACGGGGAGATCCAGTTCGCGTTCATCGTCGTCGAGACCACGGCCCCCTACCTCGTCGCAGTCCACCGCCTCGGGGTCATGTACGAGGACATGGGGAAGACGCTCGCAAAGGTCGCCCGCGACCTCTACGCGGCCTGTGAGGCCACGAACACGTGGCCCGGACACCCGGAAGACGTGCAAACCCTCGAGCCTCCCGTGTGGGCGGCAATGGCACACGAAGAACGCTACGCACTCAGCTCAGAGATTCGGATTTGACATGGACGAGTTTGGCGAGACCCCCACGTTCTACATCTGGCCCGCGGGCCACGAAGAGGGGAACCCGTTCCCCGAAGACTTCTTTGCGCAGGTGTACGCAGCACTACGCGCGGCAGGTTTCGATGCGGAGACAACGTAATGGACATCACGCGGACGGTTGAGCCGAAGTCGGATCAACTCAACTACGACGACGTCGCCTCGACGCCACTGACGATCACGATCGTTGAAGTGAAGGCAGGTGGACCCGAACAGCCCGTCGAGCTCCACAACGCCGAGTATCCCGGACGCCCGTACAAGCCCGGCAAGTCCATGCGACGCGTACTCATCGCCGCGTGGGGGACCGAAGCATCCGCGTACGTTGGCCGGCGCATCACCCTCTACGGTGACCCGACCATCAAGTTCGGGAAAGACGCGGTCGGTGGAATCCGCATTCGCGCGCTGTCCCACATCACCGACCCGCTCACCGTCGCATTGACGGTCACCCGTGGCAAGCGGGCACCGTTCACCGTGCAGCCGCTCCCGTCCGACACGGGCGCGCTTGAGGCTGCACTGGCCGACATCGCAAACGCCCACTCCATCCCGACACTCAAGGCTGCATGGGATCTCGCCGGTACACGCGGCATCCAGAACCACCCCGACGTCGTGTCCGCGAAAGAGGCACGCAAAACCCAACTCACTAGGGAGTCGTGATGAACAGACCATTCGTTCGCCTCTGCCCCTGCGGATGCCGCATGTACGGGGTATGGCGGCAGAAGTGGCCCCAGGATTGGACGCCCCGTTGGCCTGGCGACTACCCCCGCGACGGACTCCTCCACCTCTACGCACTCCGCGACGAGGCATACAACGTCGCCAACCGTGAGGCTTCCATCGCGGGCGCTAAGCGTCTCCGCGAAGCCATGGACGTCCTCCACGCGCCGACCACGACTACGTACCGGAGGGCATCGTGACTGTTCTCGACACACCCCGGGCAGACACGGTCATCCTTGACGAGGCGCTGCTAGACCAAGAGCCGAAGTGCGAGTCCGCCCACTGCCAACGCCATGGGCGCGGAACACACCCCGCCACGTTCACCGTTCGACTGTCCTGCGGAAACCAAATGCTCGCGTGCACTACACGTGTCCTCGAGTACCGGTCGGCGGACTACCGGATCATGTGCACGAAGTGTGGTGGGCAGATGCACTTCACCTCCGACTTCGGGTGCACGCCCCTATGAGTCGCGCGAAACCCATCCCGGCTGGCAACCGCCGCATCGTCGAAGAACGGTGCGGCGGTCTTTGCGAGGGCTGCGGGAGACGACCCGTCACCGACGTCCACCACCGCAAGTACAAGTCCCGTGGCGGGGGACATGAGGTCTCCAACCTTCTCGGCCTCTGCGGTGGCGCTGGTGGCCTCTCAGGGGGTAATCACTCTGGCTGTCATGGGGTTGCGCACAGTGCTGAAGGGCACGAGCTCGGCTGGTCCGTAAACAGTTGGGGCAACCCTGCACTCACCCCGGTTCTGTACCGCGGTGAACTCGCCTGGCTCACCCCGGACGGGCGAGTAGTGGACGTCAAACCTGAACCTGACTTTTGAGGGGAGCGGAGATGGCTGACAAGCACATCCCGATCTGGCAAGTCGCCTTCATCGAGTCCCACCTGACAGCACCCCACGGCCCCGCACGCATCGCCGCCATCCCGACCGCCTACAACTACGGCTTCGAGGTTGACGAGATCGTCGCCCTGACCGAGTTCCCGAAGTGGCGGGTGCAGCAGGTGATCCTGCGGGAAGCCGTCAACCGAACCAACGACGACTAAGGAGAGGTCATGCCCGCAACATGGTTCATCGGTGACCTGCACTTCGGTCACGAGAAAGTCTCACAGATCCGTGGGTTTGCAGACACGAACGAGCACGACGCGGCCATCATCGCGAAGTGGCGCCGACAAGTCCAGACCGACGACCACGTGTTCGTCCTCGGGGACATCTCGTCCGGGGCACGTCAGGGCGAGTTGGCGGCGCTGAGCATCCTCGCGACCCTCCCCGGACGCAAGACGCTTATCGCTGGCAACCACGACAGCGTCTCGAGCATCCACCGCCAGCAGTCACCCCACGCACTGCACTTCGCGACCGTGTTCGATACCGTCCGTGACTACTCGCGCATCCGTGTCGAGCGAGAAGACGTACTGCTTTCGCACTACCCGTACGCCTCACAGGGTGACGGACCTGGGCGGGGCGAGATGCGATACGGACAGTGGCGCCTCCCCGACCTCGGAGGGCGGCTCGTCCACGCTCACACGCACAACACCGACCCGTACAACGGTTCACTCACTCGACGCGAGATGTGCGTCTCATGGGATGCATGGCGGCGGATGGTCAACTTCGGCGACATCGCGCGCTGGGTGAAAGGAAGTGGGTAGTGCCCTGGTTCAAGGTTGACGACGGATTCCACGGACACCCGAAGGTGATGGACCTCTCGCTGGCGGCGGTTGGGCTGTGGTCACTGGCCGGATCTTGGTGTGCGAAATACCTCACCGATGGGTACGTGCCATCCAAGACCCTCCCTCGCCTCGGTGGCACACCTGCCCTAGCCCAAGACCTACACGATGCGGGGCTCTGGGAACCGGCTGAAGGTGGGTGGCAGTTCCGCGACTGGGCTGACTACCAGCCGAGTAAAGCCGAGGTGGAGGCGGAAAGACTGGCGGCTCGGGAGCGGATGAAAAAGGTTCGGGCTGCAAAGAAGGGTGTTGCGAAGGAGTCGGAGGGTTCGGGCGAACAATCGCCGAACGAAGCGGGAACTTCGCCAGAAGTTCCCCTTGCCCCATCCCAGTCCCTTTCCCCTCCCGACCCTCTTCCTAACGGAAGAGAGAGCCCGCAAAAGCGGGCCACCCGCATCCCTGATCCATTCGTGCTGAAAGCCGAGATGAGGCAGTGGGCGGCGAAGGAAGTGCCGGCAATCGACGTGGATCGGGCGACGAAACAGTTCGTGGACTACTGGCGTGCGGCTGCGGGACGAACCGCGACCAAGAAGGACTGGCTTGCTGCGTGGCGTTACTGGCTCCGCAACGAGCGTGTCCCCAACGCGACGAAGCTCGCTCGAGCCGACGAGAACGCCGCTGAGTTCTATAAGTACTACGGAGGTAACGATGAACGAGCCGGAAGCGTTCCAGCTCTTGACCCTGGCGTCGGCTAGGGATGGCCGGAAGGTGTCGCCGTCTGTGGCGAAGGTGTGGGCTGGTGACCTGGCCCGTGTGGACCTTGACGTGGCTGTAGAAGCCGCGACACTCCATTACCAGGAGTCGTCGGACTGGTTGATGCCCGCCCACGTGATCCGCAACTCGAAGCGTGTGCTCGAGGCGCGGGAACGCACCGCACGGTTGCGCCGGCAACTGGAACCCGAGGTGCGGGAGTTCTCCGACGAGGGGATAGCCGCGTACTGGGCCACCGTACGGGAGTTGAAAGCCCAGAAGGCGGAGGCGGAGTCGTGAGCGAACGCATCGTCTCCCAGCGCCGCGTGCTGGGAGGGTGGCCTTGCTTTGAGGGCACCCGCATCCCATATGACACGGTGCTGCGGCTCGTCGACCACGAGACCATCACCGAACATGACGTGCCCGACTGGTACCCGTCGCTCACGATCTCGTCGTGGCGGGTAGCCGCGGAGTACGCCATATCGCTACACCTGGACGCTCTCGACGCCGAGGAGGCGGATTCGTGAGGCGTATGTCTGAGGCCCTGCTCACGGCCCGCGGAGTGCTGCTCGAACAGTACGGTCACCCCCACACGTGGGTCAGGTTCGATACCCCGGTGCGGATTGTTGACGCCCGCCCACGCAGGAACACCCCGAACTATCTCGGCTGGGTGCATGTGGATGGTGGATTCACGGACACGGTCAGGTGGATCAACGAAACCAACTTCAACAAGTACTACCGAAAGGTGCAGGAATGACGAAGTACAGCGAGCAGAGCGGCATCGAGGCGTACCCGGTGGGTCTGCTGTCGGACATCAAGCGCCGTCGCGTGTGGCGTGGAGTCCGAGGCTATGTGATCCCACAGATGCGTCGCCGCAACTGGCGGGCCATCCGAAACTACTTCAACGGGTACCTCGCCGAGTGGCACTACCCGCCCGCGGAAGTTGCTCACACGCGCTGCGGGCGCGGCTGGACGAAGCGCGCCGCGATCCGACGACTGGGAATCCACATTGCGGAGAGCAACACGCTGCCGTGAACACCCCTCGTGTTCGTGTCCCTATGACCATGTCCGGGTACTGCGCCCACCCATCCACCCCAGGACACGACGGGTGCGAACGGGACTCGTGTACCTGCACCGACTGTGACCACAACGAACGGAACAAGCAATGAGCTACGCGCGGTTCAGTACGACATCCAGCGTCTACGTCTACGCGCACGTCGGCGGTTTCATCGAGTGCTGCGGGTGCCTGCTGGGCGAGGAGTGGGAATTCCACTCCCGCGAGGACATTGTCGAGCACATGCGCGACCACGTCGAATCGGGCCACGCTGTGCCCGAGCACCTGCTGAGCGTCGACACGTACGACGAGAGCGACTTCATCGCCATGTGCATGTCGTTCATGTGTCGGAAGGACCAAGGCCACGACGGAGACCACTCGCCGCATCGCTGGCGCGACCCGTTCCCGCTCACGTCGCCCGCGTCGAACACTTACCGGTGTCCGTGCGGTCGGGTGAAGTCTGACCCGGTTCACCAGCACTGAACACAAGCATCCACTTTTTCGAGGGTCACACCGTATCGGTGTGGCCCTCACTGCATACCAGGAGACCCACATGGCCGCACCGTTCGTCTGCGACGCCACCCACAAGCATGGCGCCACGGGCACCTGCTACCAGAAACACCGTTGCCGTTGCACCGACTGCAGGGCACACCGCGCCAAGCAGGAACGCGACCGTGAAGCACGGGCACGCAACGGCGAACTGCAAGAGTTCGTCAACGCGATCATCACCGTCCCCCGCATCATGCAGCTCATGCGTGAGGACTGGACCTACGCCGACATCGAAGCCGTATCCGGTGTGTCCGTCCCCACCATCTCCCGCATCATGCGTGGCGTCACAGTCCGTGTGGAACGGGAAACCGCTGACGCGCTCCTCGGCACCCACCCGAAAATGCGGCACCGTGCACCCGAACCCCGCAAGATCGACGCCACGGGAACCGTCCGCCGCATCCGGGCACTCGTTGCCGTTGGGTGGACGTTCTGGGCCATCAGTGCACGGGCAGGGCACGCGAAAACGTGGGCGTACAACATCACCCGCTCCACCGTCGTCACCGCAACCACCCGCGACCTCATCGCCCGGCTCTACGACGAAATGTGGAACACCACCCCACCACTCAACACGCCGGTGGAGAAGCAGTCGTACACCCGGTCACGTGGCATCGCCGTGAAGAACGGTTGGGCGTCACCCCTCGCATGGGACGACGACACCATCGACGACCCCAACGCGGAACCCGAACTCCCCACCGTCGAGGAACTGTGGGCATCCACCGTCGACTCCGCAATCGCCGGTGAGCAACCAGACCTCAACCCAGAGCAACGCCGCGAAGTCATCACCGTCCTCAACGAACGCCGCTGGTCCGGCAAGAAGATCGCGGACCACATCGGCTGCAACGTGAAGACGGTTGAGCGTATCCGTGCCGAGCTCGGGTTGCCGATCTACCTCGCAAACTCAACTCACCACAGGAACGGGACTCTCGCAGCATGACCAGATCACATCGCACGGCCCGGCAGGCCGGAACCAGCTTCGAAACGTGGCTTGTCGACTACTGGCGGGAAGCATTCGGGACCCGCACGATCGAACGCCGCGCCCGCAAAGGCGCACGAGACGAAGGCGACATCGCCGGACTCAACAGTCACGCCGGCCCCATCTGTGTCGAAGCGAAGAACCACAACCGCATCGACCTCGCCGGATGGATCACCGAAGCCCAAATCGAAGCCGGCCACGCCGACGCAGCCATGGGTGTCGTCGTCGCGAAACGCCGCGGCTACGGGCGCGGGTCCATGGGAGACCAATACGTGATCCTCCGCCTCGAGGACTTCACAATCCTCCTTGGCGGCACCCCCAAACACCATTGCGACTGCCCAGTCGCACACGACGAAGAGGAAGACAACTAATGATCCGAGTCGCACCCGGACGGCGCCGTTACGACGAGCCACACGTCCTCATCGAGATCGAGGAAGAAGGCGCGGCATACATCGCACAGGTGATGCGGGAGACCCAGTCGCACGACGGCGGAGCACTCGCTATCGCCGAAGAAATCGAACGCTACCTCGGAAGGGTTGCAACCAATGGCTGATATCAAGTTCACCGCGTTCATCGAAGACACCGTCGCCAACCAGCAGGGCGACGTGTTCGTCCTCAAGACCGCCGAACCCCACTCGAAGAAGAACGACCAGGACCGGTGGGAAACCATCTCACGCACATTCAGGGACGTGAAGGTGTCACGGGAAGCGGGCATCCAGCTCGCCCAGTTCGGCAAGAACGAGCGGATCGACGTCACCGGTACGGAGAAGACCGAGACCCGCACCGACACGACCGGAAAGAAGCACTACTCGTTGGTCGTGTGGGCGACGTCGATCACCCGTGCAGGTCAGGCGCAGGCAGCAGCGCCCGAGCCCGTGGACGCATGGTCCACTCCGGGCGGCTTCGGCGAAGAGACGCCGTTCTGATGGCTAAGAAGCATTGGTCTCGTCCCACGAAGCAGGAGCGGGGCTGGTTGGACGCGGTGTTGAACCCTCCACTTGAACCCGCACCTCACGCCTGCGGCAAGTGTCGTAACCCGTTCACGGGCGGGCGCGAGGACTGCCCCAACAATCGGAGGTCGACATGAGCAAGAAGCCGAAGAAGACACCGATCAGTGATGCCGTGCGGGATATGGCGTTTTCGACGTACACGTGTGCGTGGTGTGGTGTGCAGCCGATGCGGGGTACAGCGAGGGATGTTGACGGGTCCGTGTTGCCGTCGTGTGGGTTGAAGGGCCACGGGAAACCACTATGACCGAACTCACCGAACTCCTCGACGCCGTCGACTCACTCACGAAGCCGGGGTTCCTGCATCACACGATTCAGGATTCCCGGTTCACGTGTGTCGTGTTCGACACGCCCCTGTTGGACCGGCTTCAGAACGAGATCCGTTTCTCCCTCAGCCGGGAAGGTTCCAAGAGCCTCCCGAATCAGCGGGTACCGATCAACTCCGGCGCCCTCATGTTGTTCATGCGGATCAGTTCGCAGATCACCGATTGGGCGCATGACGCGAAAGCGACGGTGCATAAGGGTGACCCGGGTCGGACGTTGCGGGCCTGGTACGTGGCGTGGACGCAGACGGAACGCGAACCGGGAACCCTCGCCGCGAAGGTTCGGCTGCTCACCGGCTGGGAAGCATCCATTCGCAGGGAGATCGAACCGCCGCGACAGAAAGACCTCCCCGACCCGTGCCCCACGTGTGGGGCGGCGGAGTGGTGGCGGGACGGGGAACGATACCCGCGCCCCCTTGTCGTCGAATCACCCCGCAACCCGGACAAGTCGCTGATCGACGAATCTACGGCTCATTGTCGTGCGTGCGACAAGAGGTGGGGGGCAAGAGAACTCGCCTACGAACTTGAGACCAGGGAGGGGTGAGCTACTTGGCTTTGGCGGCTTTCATGGCGCCCGGGTGTGTCATGCCGAGCGCTTCGGCGATCTTCGGCCAGGAGTGGCCGGCCACTCTGGCTTCGGCGATGAGTTCGGCGCGGCGCTTCGGCATGGCGTTCATGCGTTCTTGGAACGCGCGGAGGGTTTCGAGAGTGGAATCGGTCACGGAAAACATTGTAACTGCGGTTGCAGGTAAAGGTCTAGCCTGTTACTCTAGTTACATGACGAACAGCACCCGCCCCACCGAAATCTGGACCGTTTCCACCAAGCGCGGCATCCGCTACTACCAGTACAACACTCGTATGCTGCGCGCCTTCCCGATGCCGAAGGCCGAGGCGGAACTGAAGCTCATGACCGGTGCGGCTGTTCTCATCGAGAAGCCATGGATTGTTGGGGGTGCGTTCTGATGGAAATCGAGATGATGAAGGCGAAGCTGGCGGACGCGCGCTATTGGCTCGAGCAAGCCGAGAAGGCAAAGGCTCGGGCGGAGCTCATGTCCGAGACCGCCCATGAGATGGGCGGCGGCATCCCTGGCTTCGGCGGTTCCGGAAACCAGCGCGCGGCTCAGAAGGTGCGCGGCGCGTGGACAAGCGCCGACCGTGCGCACCGGGAAGCCGACGAGCGGATCGAACTCTGGTCCTACAAGATCCGCTCCCTGGAACGCCGGATCGCTGAGGCGGAGCGAGTGCGGTACACGGCTGACGACCTTAAGGGCGCCACGCACGTGAAGTACGGGTCGTGGCGCAAGGTGGTCCGCGTCTCCACCAAGTCCGTGACAGTCGAGAGCGGATACTCATGGACGGACCGAGTCCCGATCGAGCAGATAACGGACTTCCGCATCCTCGCCGCCGAATCGGAGTGAGTTATGACGCTGCCTGCGCGGCTGGACCAAGGAGAACTGACGTGAGAACGCTCGAAGACGCCCGCGCCGCGCTCGAACGCTACTACTCCCGAGACCGCCTGTCCGGCGACGCACACTACTTTCATGAGCCTCTGGCGGCTCTGATCGCCGCCTACGAGGAGGAACACCGGATCCGCATGGTGCTCACGGATGCGCTGGCGAACGCAGTTCGAGCGCAGAAGGAGCAGAAGGCTGACTGATGGGGTATTGCGTACGCACGTTCGTGTGTGTATAATCGACCCTAGGTTGATGCAACGCGCCTTCAAACCGACGTTGCTCCCCATCGTCCTCCGGGCCTGATGGGGATTTTCTATTCCTCCCGGCAACACGGCGAACCCGTCGATCGGTTGAGGAAGGCCGGCCCAGGAGCCGGCCACCATACCCAAACACGGTCGTAAGTCGCGCCTTCGCTAAGCGCGGTGACCGTCACAGCCGGAGCCAGACTGCCAACGGCGGTGCTGAGGTCGGCACTCTTCACTTTCCCTGTGCACGCACCCCTGCGTAATCCGGGGGGAGTGTGCACCCAACCCATTGGGAGCGACCATGGGACTTGCAGATCGTCTCGCTGCACCGCCAGCGAAGTACCGCCCGGGCCGGTCCGTCATGGACGTGTGGCTCGAATCCCGCCCCGAAGCGGAACAAGCCGTCATCCTTGACGCTGCGACCAACCGGGAGTGGGGTCACGTCGCCCTGTTGAAGGAGCTTGTGGCTGAGGGTGCCCCGGAGATGTCGGACAACTCATTCAGACAGTGGCGGATGAAACGAGGCCTCGCATGAGCCTCGCAGACCGCCTCAACGACGCCCCGCTGCCGACCCCGCCCACCAAGTACCAGAAGCACTCCGAACTCGACTACGAGACCGGTAAGGGCGAAGCGGCCACGGGTGCCGTGCGCGGCATGGTGTCCGACGAACGCACCCTCCTCGAGCTCGCCGGTATCGATCCTGATGTGTTCCGGATCGTGGGCAAGACGTCGCAGTGGACCAAAACGCATCATGACCGTGAAGACACGTACTCGTTCTTCTTCCAGTTCGAGCGAATCACGCCCGACGAGGAATCGCCCGGGTCAGCCTGGCTCGCATCACTGATCCGGCCCACAAAGCCGATCAAGCCAGCCAAGACGCCCGGGCTCCCGATGGTGGTCTGCCTCGCAGATGGTCAGCTCGGCAAGGACGGCCCGGACTCTACCGGACCCGAAGACCTCGACAACCGGTACCAGCAGGCGCTTGCGAAGGTGGCTTGGAAGGTCAAGCAGCAGCGACCGAGTGTTCTGGTCATCGCGGACAACGGTGATCCGGTAGAGGGCATCACATCTTCGGCGCCGAACCAGATCGCGACGAACACGCTCGAGTTCCCTGAGCAGTTGCAGGCATGGCAGCGTCGCCTTACACAGGCGATCCTGACACTCGCTCCCTACGCGGGTGAGACCCATGTTGCCGCCGTTCCTTCGAACCACGGCGAGGTTCGGAACGCGATGGGCAAGGTCGGCTACGGAGACCACGGCATCGGCATCGCCAAGACGGTGGAGGAAGCGTTCGCGCTCCTCGCGCCAGACCGGTTCAACCTGACGTTTCACTACCCGCCGTCGAAGTACGACGTCGTGACCTATGTGGACGTTGATGGGACTGTGGTGGCGTTCACTCACGGACACCACGCGGGCACGTACGACCGCATCCCGCAGTGGGTTGCGAATCAGGCGGCGTCCACACGGTCTCCGATGGCTGATGCACGCATCGTGTGCCACGGTCACTTCCACCAGCCCGGTTATCGGGAATCACGTGGTCGGGCGATCGTGTCGTGTTCGATGTTCGACGCCGGCTCGGCATGGTTCGAGAACAAGACGGGCGAGCATTCGAAGCCGTCGATCACCACCTTCACGGTCAAGGACTCAGGCGTCTACGCGCTCGAGTTCGTCGAACCGTAAACCGACTTCCCAACCGCCAAACCCCCGAAACGCATCTCACTGGGCCGCGAGCCTTACCTCTAGATCACGCGGGGACGAGTGCGGCGGTCATCCGGGAATGTCCCTGCCATCAGGTAAAATTGGAAACGGCCCGAACGAGTGCGTCAACACTCGCCGGGCCTCACCAGAACCCCTAGTTGCGTAGGAGATTCAATGGCTGTTGTCGATTCTAACTGCTCTGTCGACGGATGTTTGAGCGTAGTCGGGCCAAAGGGAGCCAAGGGGTTCTGCCCGCGGCATTACCGCCGATACCGGGCGACCGGCGACCCGCTAGTTTCGGCTCAAGATCTCGCAACACGACCACGCCTCTGCCCTGACTGTGGCAAGGAGTACAAGCCCGCCAACGGGCTCGCCCAACGTTGCCGACCCTGCCACAAGGTCTACATGCAGGAGTGCAACCGCGGCTGGCGTGAGGCGAATCCTGACTACCACTCCGAATACAACAAGCGCTGGCGTGAGGAACACCCCGACTACTACCGCCTGTACAACGAGCGGTACCGCGCCGAGAACGCTGAGGCGGTCAGAGAGCGCTACAAGAGGTGGCAAGAGCGTAACCCGCGCCACAACCAGGAGTGGGCGGCGAAGAATCCGGAACGAGCGCGGGAGATTGTCCGTCGCAGGCGGGCACGTCTGCGCGGGGTTGCTAGCTTCGAGGTGACTGAGCGCGACATTAGGCGTCTGCTTGCTCGTCATAGAAGTGCGTGCGCGACATTAGGCGTCTGCTTGCTCGTCATAGAAGTGCGTGCGCGACATTAGGCGTCTGCTTGCTCGTCATAGAAGTGCGTGCGCGTACTGCGGCGAGGCACTGCGGGACGGCTACCACATCGATCACGTGGTTCCCGTGAGCTCCGGAGGTTCGAACGGGATCGGGAATCTACTCCCCGCCTGCTCAAGCTGCAACGTATCGAAGAACAACTGGTTCCTCTCTGAGTGGCGGTACCGCGACCGGCTGAGCAAGCCGCTCAAGCGCCGAACGTCGACCTACCTTCGCGTGGCATAAGGCGGTGCGTCATGGACGACCACGAATGGGAACGCCCGACCGCACAAGACCGGTGCGACGGGTGCTCAGCGCAGGCGTACGTCGTCACCCGTGTGCACGGTACGGACATGCTGTGGTGTGTCCACCACTACCGCAAGGGTGAAGCGAACCTCGTCAAGATCGCTACCCGCATCTGGGACTTCAGCTTCCTGCTCGAGGACGAATGATGCGCTGGTGGCGTTGCCCGCACAGCAACCTGCGTGGCATCTACGGCGACGAGATCAACCACACGCCTGGTGGTCGACGGCTTCAGTGCCGCGACTGTCACGTGTTCCTTGACGGACCTGTTGCGCTTGCCCGGATTCGGGATAGTGAGCGCGAACTGTTGGAGGAGTCCTGATGTGCCGGTGTGACACGGACGCGTGTGGTGATCTTCGGGCTGAGTACATCGACTCCCGCATCGGCAGGTTGGTGGCAGAGCAGGCTGACCCGAGCCCTGACGCTAAACCGAATGGTCTTGAGTAAAGGGGCTTACAGGTGAGCGCTTATGAGGATCTGTGCGCCGCTGTCCGTACCTATTACGGCACGGTCGAACCCGACTCCTACGTAGACTCCTGGGTCCTCATCAGCCACCGTCGCTCACCCGAGCTCGAGCAAGACGGACAATCCACGGTCGGTGTCCTCTCGTCCCCTGAACTGTCATGGGTGACGAAACGCGGCATGCTGGATGTGGCCTTGACTGAGGACAGGTTCGCTACAACTACCCCGGAGGATGACGATGACTGAGCGCGCTACCGGGAGGTTTATTGCGTTCGGCAGGGCGGCGTTCTCGCGATACCAGGACCGCAAGCTATCAGCGTTCCTGCTCGCGGAATCCGCAGAGGGTCGCAAGCACCACCCCCGCGACTGCTGGTGCGGGACGCACGGCGGACAAATCGGAAGCGCGCAGGTTCGATCCCTGCCGTGCCAGCAATTCCCTTCGACGAACCTCCGAGGTACACCATGCGTGTGTGCTCACAACCTGGATGCCCAACGATCTACCCCTCCACCGAGGGGTCACGCTGCCACGCACACAGGCGTGCAGCAGACAGGGCTAGGGGTACAGCACGGGACCGTGGATACAACACCCGTGGACACCAAGCCTTCCGCAACCACGTACTCACACGAGACCCCATCTGCGTCATACCCGGCTGCATCAGCTTCGCCACAGTAGCTGACCACTACCCACTGTCACGCAAAGAACTACTCGAGCGTGGCATGAACCCCAACGACCCTGCACATGGACGTGGCTTGTGCAAACCACACCACGACAGTGAGACGTCACAGCATCAGCCAGGTGGATGGAACACCTGAACAGATGTTCGACTGACACTCACAAGGGGTGGGGGGGGAGACCCTTCATCGCAACCCGGCAAAGTACCGCCGGGGAGGTAGAAAAAACCTCAGACGGGTTCAAAACGTTCTGACCAGCCCCGTTTCGTAGGGGTGTTCGACTGTTCCGATGTGGCGTGATGCCGCGCAGCGTGATGCTGAGGATGTGATGTCATGCCTTCTGGTGGAGCCCGTGCCCGTAGTGGCCCTGCACCTGACCCGAACTCGTACCGGTCTCTTGATCGGGAGTGGGTTGACCTTCCTGCCGATGGTTACACCGGCCCCGTCCCGTCGTTCCCTTTGGCTGAAGCGCTCGAGGTCGAGACGGATCTGTGGGCTGAACTGTGGGCTAAGCCTCAGGGTGCAGCATGGGCGTCTCTGGGCCTCAAGTTTCAGGTTGCCGCCTATGTGCGTGCGTATATCAAGGCGACTGCGCCTGATGCGGTGAATGGCTGGTCGACGGTGGCTCTGCGGATGGAAGCGGAGCTCGGACTGTCCCTGCCCGGGATGCGGCAGAACGGCTGGCGGATCTCCGATGGGACTGCTGCGGCGCCTGCTGCTACTGCGCCGGCTGCCCGTAAGACTTCCTCGGGTGACTGGCTGAAGGCTGTCTCCGTTGAAGGGGCCTGATTACAAGATCCCGCCTCGTACACGTTCTCTCGGCTACCTCGGCATGTGGTGGATTGAGAACCACTGTGTTGTCCCTGAGGGTGACACTGCTGGTGACCCGTTCCAGCCGACGTTGGACCATCGTGTGTGGTTGGCGAATTGGTATGAGGTTCGTCCGACCGCGAAGCCTGGTGAGCGTAACGTCGCGTTCCGGTATCGCACGGGGCAGTGGATGGCTGCTCAGAAGGTCGGTAAGTCGCCTGGTGTTGCTGCGGAGACGTGCCTCGAGTTCGTGGGTCCCGCGCTGTTCGATGGGTGGGCGGCTGAGGGCGACTTCTACGCGTGCGCGGATCATGGGTGCCCGTGTGGTGGCGTGTACTTCTACGAAGTTGGTGAGCCGAAGGGGCGTCACTGGCCCACCCCGCGCATTCAGCTTGCTGCTGTGGTTGAGGATCAGGTGGAGAACACCTGGGGTGCGCTGATTCCGATGATCGATTCGGGTCCGTTGTCGAACATGATCCGTACTGGTGAGGCGTTCATCCGTCATCCGAACGGGAACCGTGACTCGCGGGTGGAGATTGTGACGTCGAAGGCTGACGGCAAGCTCGGTGCGCGTATCTCGTCCGGGAAGTGTGATGAGACGGGTCTGTGGACTGACTCGAACAAGATGAAGAAGTTCATGCGTACTTTGCGGCGTGGTGCTGCGGGTATGGGTGGGCGGGTGTCGGAGACGACGAACCCGTATGACCCTGCTGAGGCTTCTCAGGCGCAGGACACGCATGAGTCGAAGCGTAAGGACGTTCTCAAGCACTACTTCCCGCCGCCCGCGAATCTTCGGTTCGATCTGAAGAAGGATCGGGCGTTGATTTTCGCGTTCAACTATGGCGGTTCGCCGTGGGTGGATCAGCGGTCGATTGAGGCGGAGTCGCAGGCGCTTGCGGAGGCGAATCCGGCTGAGGCGGAGCGGTTCTTCGGGAACCGGATTGTTGCTGGTTCGGGTTCGTGGTTTGAGATGACGAAGTGGGCTGACCGGAAGGTTGAGACGCCCATCACGGTTTCGCCGCGGACGAAGGTGTGTGCAGGGTTCGACGGGTCGAATAACGATGACCACACCGGCATCCGGCTCGAAACGCTCGATGGGTACCAGTTCACCCCTGTGTACGGGGATAAGCGTCGCAAGACACATTGGCGCCCGCAGGACTGGGACGGTCGTATTCCGCGGGCTGAGGTCATGGCCGCATGGTCGGAGCTGGCATCAGAGTTCGAGATTGTTCGCGCATACCTTGACCCGGCGTTCTGGGAGTCCGAGGCGGACAATCTTGCTGCTGAGCATGGCGACAAGGTGTTCATCAAGTGGGCGACGAACCGTCTGAACCCGATGCATGCGGCGCTCGAGCGGTTCCGCACGGACGTCTACAACGTCGAGTCGGACTTCCAGCATGACGGTGACGTGGACGTGGAAGCGCACCTGCGTAACGCGATCCTCCGGGCGCGTGGGGTGGACCCCGCGACGGGTATCAACCGGTACTTCATCGGCAAACCGACCGACCCGCAAAAGATCGACCTCGCGATGACGTCGGTGCTCGCACATGAGGCGCGTATGGACGCGATCGCTGACGGCGCACTCGCGACGTCCGACAACTTCATCTACTACTGACCCCTTGGAGGGCGCATGAACGCGGATGACGCCCGGAAACTTACCCAGCGGATCTACACCCGGTTGAACAACCGTCGCCCGGACATTCTCAAGGCGGAGTCGTACTACGAGGGGGATCAGCCTCTCAACTTCGCTACGGATGAGTGGAAGACGGCGAACGCGTCCCGGTATGCGGACTTCTCCGACAACTGGTGCGGGACTGTCGTCAACGCTGAGGCGGAGCGTCTGAAGCCGATCGGTGTGACAAACATGCCGAAGACTGCGGCGTCGAAGCTGTGGGACGCGTTGCAGATGAACGAATTCGATGCGCAGTTCTCGCAGGGTGCCGTGACGGCGTTGACGGCGAAGCGTTGCTACGTGATTGTGTGGGGTGACTCCTCGGGGGAGCCGATTGTCACGTTTGAGCACCCCTCGAGCGTGGAGATTGAGTACGACTGGGAGAACCCGCGCCTTCGGACGGCTGCATTGAAGACGTGGGTCGATGAGAGCGACGAGTACGCGACCCTGTACACGGCTCAGTGGGTGTTCAAGTGGATTCGTCCGCGGGTGTCGCCGGCTAACGAGCTCGAGTCGATGTCGGAGCAGCAGCGGGAAGAGTACGCCGCTTCTGGTGGGTGGGTTCAGCGTGACGGCTCCGCGGATGACGCTTGGCCGGTCGCGAATCCGCTGGGTGTGGTGCCGGTTGTGGAGATCCAGAACCGGCCGACGCTCAAGGGTGACCCGCTGTCGGAGATTCAGGGTGTCATGCCCATGCAGGACGCTATCAACCTGCTGTGGGCGTACCTGTTCCTCGCCGCGGACTATGCGTCGATGGATGCCCGGGTGATGCTCGGCACGACCCCGCCGACGATCCCCATTCTGGACACGGACGGCAAGATCATCGGGTCGCGTCCGGTGGACATGAAGGATCTGCGGGAGAAGCGTCTTCTGACGATCACGGGCGACAACGCGAAGATCGATTCGTGGTCGGCTGCGCAGCTCAACATCTTCACGGACACGATTGAGATTGCGGTTGGGCATATTGCGGCTCAGACCCGCACGCCCCCGCATTACCTTGTGGCGAACAAGGGCATCTCGAACCTGTCGGGTGATGCGTTGAAGTCGGCTGAGATTGGTCTGAACAAGAAGGCTGGGGAGTTCATCACGTTCACTGACCCGCAGTTGCGGGAGGTGCTGCGGCTTGTGGCGCTGGTGAAGGGTGACACGAAGGCGGCTGAGGCTACCCGGTTGGCGAAGATCGTGTGGGAGTCCCCGGAGATCCGGTCTGAGGCGCAGCTTGCGGATGCTCTGTTGAAGAAGTCTCAGATGGGGTACCCGTTTGAGTACCTGCTGGAGCTTGATGGGCGTTCGCCGGCTGAGATCCGTCGCATTATGAAGATGCGTGAGAAGGAGCTCGACGACGCTCTGGGTGCTGGGGTTCAGGCGGCGGTGCAGGGCGAAATGGGTCTGGTTGATCCTGATGTCGACGCTGCGTGATGTTGCTGTTGAGCATCAGCGGCGTCGTGACGCGCTAGCGGACAAGACTTCTCGTCGGGCGTTGCGGTTGTGGCGGTCGATTAATCCTGCGGCGTTGGATGCCGGGTGGGATCGTGTCGCGCCGCTTCTGACTGGGGTTGTTTCGGCTGCGCAGGTCACTGCGGCTCGTCAGGCTGTCCCGTACACGAACGCTGTCATGGATGCGACGGATGTTGCTCGTGGTGGGCCTCTGTTGGTGCTGGAAGCGTTCGGAGGGGTGTCTCGTGAGGGGCGTTCTGTGGCCCCGGAAATGTTCGCGGCGGTCACGACCGCTAAGCGGCTGATATCGGCTGGCAGCGGGGTTCCTGCGGCGTTTCGTGCGGGCGCGACGGTCATGTCGATCATCGCGAAGACGCTGGTGACGGACGCTGGGCGGTCTGCTGACAAGACGCTGTCCACGGGGAAGGGCTACGCGCTCTCTGTGCGGGTCGTGTCGGCTGGTGCGTGCTCGAGGTGCGCGATCCTCGCGGGTGTGACCGGGTATCGGACTGACTTCGACCGTCACCCGTCATGCAGGTGTACGTCTATGCCGATCGTGGACGGGAATGTTCCTGACGGGTTCCATGACTCGCCTGATTCGTACTTCCAGTCGTTGAGTGATGCCGAGCAGGAGCGGGTGTTCACGAAGGCGGGCGCGGAGGCGATCAGGGCTGGCGCTGATCCGGTCAAGGTGGTCAATGCCCGCCGTGGTGCTCTCACGTCCACGAAGCGGCCTGATGGGTCGTATTCGCGGGCGAGTCTGCAACCCACGGTGATTGGTCGGAAGGCTGACGGGTCACCGCTGACTGTCTACGCGACGCGTGAGGGCACGACGGCGCGGTCGTCGTGGGCTCGAGCGCAGAACAACCTCGTGAAGAACGGCGACGAACGGTACCGCCGCACTCAAACTCTGCGGCTCATGCCCGAGCAGATCATGTCGATGGCGTCGACCCCTGAGCGTGCTGTCGAACTGCTCAAACGGTACGGCTACCTGTACTGAGTTTCCCCGCGTGAAGCGGGTGAATCACCCCGTTTGGGGTGCCAAACGAGCGCCTGGATGGGCGCTCTTTCTGTATCCCAACCAAGGAGTGATTCCTTATGCCCGAAGAGGTTCAGGCCGCGACGGTCGACCCCGAACTGACAGACCCCGAAACCCCGGTTGACCCCGAGGCGCCGGTTGAGCCTTCTCCTGAAACGGACAAGTCCGACCTGGTGAAGGATCTCGTCGAACAGCGCAAGGCGCTCCGCGCCGAAAAGGCTGACCTGAAGAAGCGACTCGAAGCCCTTGAGGCCGAGGTTGCGAATAAGGACAAGCCTGCTGAAGAACAGGCCCTTGAGAACGCCAGACGCGAGGCGCGTCAGGAAGCGCAGACCGCTTTCAATCAGCGCCTCGTTCAGGCCGAACTGAAGGCCGCACTTGCGGGCAAGGTCAATGATCCTGCGCTCGCTCTCAAGGTGATCGAAACGTCAGAGATTGACATCGATGCCAACGGTGAGGTTGTCCCGCAGTCCGTGACGGACGCGATCGAAGCCGCCATCGCGAAGTACCCGGTACTGCGCCCCGTGGATCAGAAGAAATTCGCGGGTACGGCAGACCAGGGCGCGAAAGGCAAGGCGTCGCAGCCTCAGCAGCTCACTCGTGAACAACTCAAGTCCCTCACCCCTGAACAGATCGTCGCAGCCGAGGCCAACGGCCAGCTTGCGAGTCTGCTCGGCGGTAAGGGCTAAACCAAGAGAGGCCAATCATGGCTGTTGTCAACTTTGTACCCGACCTTTGGACGGCGAAGATTCTCGTCGCCCTCCGCAAGAAGGCTGTCGCTGGCGGTCTTGTCAACCGCGACTACGAGGGTGAGATTCGGCGTGCCGGCGACTCGGTGAAGATCACGTCGATCAACGACGTGACGATCGGGACCTACACCGCGCACACGGACATCACGTTCGAGGACATCGACGACGCGACTCGTTCGCTGCTCATCGACCAGCAGAAGTACTTCGCGTTCGAGCTCGACGACGTGGAGCGCGCACAGGCCATCAACGGCGGCGCCGTGATGAACCAGGCGCTCGACAACGCCACCTACCAGCTCCGTGACGTGTCGGACGCGTTCCTCCTCGCCGCGATGAACACGGCGATCCAGGGCACCGGCAACGACCTCGGCACAATCGCGATCCACACCACGAAGCAGAACCTCTACGACGCTTTCGTGGACCTGAGCGTCACCCTCGACGAGGACAACGTTCCCGAAGAGGGCCGCTTCGCGGTCGTGTCGCCGTCGCTCCACGGTCGTCTGCTGAAGCTGGACTCGTTCGTCCAGGCTGGTGACTCCGCTTCGCCGCTCGCCCGTCTGAACGGGTTCATCGGTGAGGTTGCCGGCCTGTCGCTGTTCAAGTCGAACAACATGCCGGCTGTCACGGACGCTGCCGCCACGGGTGGTCTGGCGATCGCTGGTCACAGCATCGCTACGACCTTCGCCGAGCAGATCGTTTCTACCGAGGCTGTGCGTCTCGAGAAGCGGTTCGCGGATGGCGTCAAGGGTCTCCACGTCTACGGCGCGAAGGTGGTCCGTCCGACCGCTCTTGCCGTGGTCGAGTTCGACGCCACCCCGTAAGTCATCTAGGAGGTCATCGTGGTTGCGTTCACCAACTCTGACGCTGTCGCTGCTCGTCTGAACCGTACTTTCACGAGTGCGGAGGATGAGTGGGTCACCACACTGTTGGTGGACGCTTCCGCGTACCTTCGGTCGGTTATCGGGCAGGACGTTTATCCGACGACGACTTCGACGTTCACGGCATGGCCGGATGCTGGGCGGGTTGATCTGCCTCAGTATCCGGTCGTGTCCGTGGACGCGGTCGAACGGGATTCGGTTGCGGTGGACTACACGTACCGGCCCGGGTATCTGACGGTGTCGTGTGATGACCCGGTGGACGTGACGTTCACGTGGGGTGTTGCTACGGCGCCGCCCATTCTGGTGTCGTTTTCTGCGGTTCTCGTGTCGCAGGCAATCCTCGCGGTCGAGACTGGCGCCGGGCTCACGTTCGGGGGGCTGTCGTCGGTCGCTCTCGACGACTTCAAGGCCGCGTTCGCTGACGGTGGCGCACAGTCCGGGATGGTGCTACCTGAGCCGCAACAGGCGCTCATTAGGCGCCAGTTCGGGCGTGGGGACGTGACGGTGGTGGAGACCCGGTGAGCATCCTTAGCGGGGCGCTCGGCATGGGTCGCGCGCAGGCTGAAACACGGTTCACGGAGACGTTCAAGGCGTACACGATCAGTCGCACCGGGCCGGATGCTGACGGGCTGTACACCGACACCGAGGTGACGGTCTACGCGGCCGTGCGGGGTCGGGTGAAGTACCCGACGATGACGGTGTCCGAACGGGAACAGGGATCACAAGTCCCGGCTGTTCAGGACGTGCAGATCCATGTCGCGGTGGGCGCCACCCCGAACGTGGTGGTGAACGTGCTGTGGCGAGTGACTGTCTCCACTGCTGACCCATCGCTGGAGGGTCGCGTGTTCCGCACCAAGGGTGAGGCGCAGGCCGGTCAGGTCACCGCGTCACGCTACCCGGTTGAACGGGTGACCTGATGGTGGACGGGATCACCTTCAACTTCGATGACCTGGACCGTCTGGCCGCTGACCTCGAGTCGGTCCCCAAGAGCATCGGGCCGTTTCTGACGTCTGCGATGCACGTGACGTCCTTGAGGATCAAGAAGGGCGCACAGGCTAAGGTGCGTCGGCGTCGGCACTTCAAGCAGGCGGCGCGAGCTATCGACTACGACCTGAAGCGCTTCCGTGGGTTCGGCGCGGCGATCATTGAGTCGGAGATCGGCTACTCGAAAGAGAAGTACGGCGGACCGCTGGGCAACCTTGTGGAGTTTGGTGCTCCAGGTTCGCCCAACGCGCTGACGCCCGGTAACGAGCTTGTCACGACCCTCCACGAGGAGGAAGCGGACTTCATACGTGGCATTGAGCGGGCTGTGGATGACGCGCACAAGAAGGCGGGTCTCTGATGTCGAAGAAGCACACTGACGCGCTGAAGGCGAAGACGCAGGAGATTACTGCGTTCGCGACGAAGACGTTCATCACACTGGCGAAGTACCCGGCTCCGAGCACGGTGAAGCCGGCGCCACCATACATCGTGTGGCATCCGGCGCAGGGTCAGAACGAGCAGACCGGCGTCACTGGGCCTCGTGTTCGGAAGACCCCGCGATTCACGGGGCACATCGTGGGCGAGGACGCCGATCAGGTTCAGGTTCTTCTGGATCTGCTCGAGGCGAAGCTGTTCCCGGGCGGTCGGGGTATCACCCTCACCGTTGCGGGGGAGCGGTCGAAGCCGCTCTGGTTTTCGTCGCCGCTGCCCATTCAGGTGCAGACCGACCCTCAGCCGACGATCGTTTACGCGGTTGTTGAAGTGGGTTGGTCGGCAGACCCCGAGTAACCCATCCCATTCGTAGGAGCCCTCGCCATGTGCGGGGGCTTCGCCAGTTAAGGGGGTCCGCATGGCGAAGCGAAAGCAGCCCGCGAAACCGATCGACCCGAGCCACATCGAGCTTGAGGACGCGAACGGGAACCGG